CTTCCGTTCGGCGCGACGTGGTCGAAGAAGTGCATGCTGACCATCTTCTTGCTGTGGCGCTGGGCCGCCTTCGTGAGCGCGCCACTGTACTTGAGCTTGGCGATCCCGCGGTTGCTGCGCTCGCGGTTGACCAGGCAGCGCACGGCCGATCGGACCTTGGACAGGTTCGACGTCGTCGGCTTCAGATTGCGGTGCTTGCACGGCGCGGCGCTGGCCGGCGCAGCGACAGCCAGCGAGACCGCCAGGCTCACGAGCACCCCGGCGAGAACGTGAAATCTGGCGGGACGCGGCACGAGCCCCATGCTACACCGCGCGTCGGCGCCAGGGCGTACCGTTCCTGATCGCACGGGATGTAGCTCAGCCTGGTACCGAGCAGTGGCGCTACGGCCGGAGCCAGACTGAGTCGTCCGCGTTGCCAGGTGTCACGCCCGAGCAGGCCGTGAACGTCGCCCTCGACCGCATGGCCGCCGAGCTCGCCGACGAACACGACGCATGACGCCGCCCGACGAACACGACGATTGAAGCCGTCCCGGTTTCTTTGACGAAGCATCTGCTGGACAGGCCGCCACCGCGCCTCAGAAAAACGTTGCGCGTGCAACTAGTGCTGGGCGGCGTGGCAATCGGCGCAGAGGCTTCGCAGATTCGACGGGTCGTTAGGTCCGCCGTCGGCAAGCTGGATGATGTGGTGGACGTCTTGCGCGGCGCGCGGGCATAGGGCGCAGCGGTAGGCGTCGCGGTAGAGGATCTGCGCGCGGAGCTGGCGCCACGTCCGGGTGGAGCCGTTGCGGATGGTGTGGGCCTTGCAGCGCGAGCCGCGTGAGGGGCGCCCGCAGGTGATGCAGGGCTTCAGAGCCATCCGAGGAGCTCGACGGGCTCGGGTTGGTGCTCGGCGCGCTCGACGGCCATGCACAGCGCGATCATCGCGTCGATGTGTGTTCGCGGGCTGGGTTTGTCGATCCGCCAGCCTCGGCGGGAGTGTTTGGCGATCGCGTCGGCGGCGTGCCGTGCGAGCTGCGGATCGTCGGGAAGCGTGAGGCGCTGTTGGACGATCGCGGCATGCAGCCGCACGCTGGCGGGAATCATGCGCACATCCGTCTGAGGGAACTGCAGGACCGTGATCCGTTCGCGCTCGAGCTCTTGCGCGGCTTGGCCGAAGCGCCACGGGTCGTAGATGACCTCGCGCACCGCGTACTGCTGCGCGAGGTCGCGGACCAGCTCGACGCACTCAAGGACGCCGCCGTCGCCGTGGAAGATGCCGGCGCCGACGTGCAGGCCGCCGTTGACCCATGCGACGGCGGATGCTGAGCGCTCGCCGCCAACGTCGACCCCGATCCAGATCGGCTCGCCGTCGGTGAAGGTCGGTGTGCCGACGCATGCCTGCCATGCGCCGGCCGGGAGCCATGAGCCCTCACCGATTCCCCAGCGGCAGGCATGGAACTGCGCGAACGCGGCCTCGGGCACGGCGGCGCGCTGGCGGCGCAGATCCTTGACGCTGATCCACGGCGCTGGGTTGCACGCCTTGACGGCCTTCATGTCGTCGAGGTCGGCGTCGTCCGGGACGCTCCATTCGATCCAGTGCGGATCGCCGGTCGCTTCGATGACGGCACCCTCACGTTTCGTGGATGCCTGCGCGAGCGCGCGGGCTCGCATCCGTCCGAGCGGCGAGTCGAGCTGCGCCGCGGCCGTCGAGATGATGAGCAGCTTCGAGTCCGGGCGCTTCACGAGCCCTGTCGTCATCGCCTCCAGCAGGCCGGCGTCGGGCCAGGCCCAGACTTCATCGCCGATGTAGAGCGTGGACGAGAGCCCGTGGACGCGCGGCCCATCGGACGGCACGACTCTGAGCAGGCCGTCACCGTCGGGATGGCGCAGCTCCAGGTGACGGATCACGAGGTGATCCTCGACGGCGGGGTGCTGCGCGAAGCCGCGCATCCTCTCGAACGCGATCCGCGCTTGATCGCGTGACGCTGCGCCGATCGTTACCGATGCACCCGGCGTGGTGAGCAGGTGATGAACGGCGATCAGCGCAGCCGTCGTCGTCTTGCTGTTGCCTCTCGGCAGGACTGCCGCTATCTCGCGTGACGGGCCGAAGTACGCGCGGGCGATGCGGCGCTGAAACGGTGCGAGCGGCTCGCCGATCGCCTCGCAGAACCCGACGAGGCCCGCGAGCCCCGGCCGAATCGTGGTGGTTGCCTGCACAACTAGCGTAGAATACTGCTAGATGCCAAACGCACCTAGTGAGAAGCGGGCATGGTGGGGCGGCAAGCGCCGCGTCGAGGACCGTGCGCTCTCACCATCCGCGCAGACAAGTAGCTCGCCGACGCTGATGCTTGACCTCGCGTCACCGGGCACCGTCACACCGGCCAACGCAATGGCGATCGCTGACGTGTACGCCGCCGTGCGCTGTCTCTCAGACGCCGCGGCCTCGGTGCCGCTGATTCCCTACCGCAAGACCGCGGATGGCCGCACGCGCGCCGACGGACGCCTCAGCGACCTGCTGCGCCAGCCTGCACCGGCGCAGACGCAAGCGAACCTGATCGGCAGCGCGATGGCTCACCTTCAGATTCACGGAAATGCCTACATCGGGAAGTTCAGGGATGCGGATGGCCGCGTCGCGCAGCTCGCGCTACTGCACCCCGATCGCGTCACCCCCGAGCTACGTGCCGGCGAGCCCGTGTACGTCGTCAATGACGGTCGTGGACGGCAGACCGAGCACGGCACCACCGACATCATCCACATCCGCGCGCTGAGCACGGACGGCCTGCTCGGGCTCTCACCGATCCGTCAATGCCGCCAGGCGATCGGCCTCGCGCAGTCGCTTTCCGGGCTCGCTGACAGCTTCGCGCGCAACGGCGGCCGACCCTCCGGGATTCTTACCGTGAACTCAAGTGGCGCCGTTGAGCAGCTTGAGCGCCTCCGCGATAGCTTCGCCTACCGCCACGGCGGACCGGACCGTGCCGGCAACACCGCCGTGATGAGCGGCGAGGTCAGCTACCAATCGCTCGCGCTTTCGATGCAGGACGCCGAGTTCGTCGCTCAGCGCAACTTGTCGACGGCCGAGATCGCGAGGATTTTCAGGATTCCAGCGTGGATGCTCGGAACGTCTAGCGGCGACGCGCTCACGTACTCCAACGTTGAGAGCCAGGCGCTCGCGTTCGTGACATGGGGGCTGAGGCCGTGGCTCGTGCTGATCGAGCAGGCGATCAGCGAGGACAGCGATCTGTGTCCGGGGAGCCTCTACGTCGAGTTTCTGCTCGACGCGCTGCTGCGCGCCGACTCGAAGACCCGCAGCGAGGTTTACACCGCCGCGCTCGACCCGATCACGGGTCACATGTCGCGCAGCGAGGTGAGGCGCTTAGAGAACCTCGAGCCTGAGCCCGAGCCGGTGCCATTGAAACCCGAACCCTCGGAGATCGTCCTATGAGCACTGTTACGCGCCCGCAGCCCGGCACCGTCGAGCAGCGCACCGCGACCGAGGCGCCCGCGCCCAACGTCGACGGCCGGCGCCTGCACGGCCTCATTCCATATTCGGTGGAGAGTCGCGACCTCCCCGGCGGATTCCGCGAGATCATCGAGCCAGGCGCGCTCGCCGGCGCCGACCTCACAGACCTGATCGCCACGCGCGAGCATGACCGCTCCAAACTGCTCGGCCGCCATCCGACGACGCTCACCGTCGAGGATCGCGCCGACGGCTTCGCGTGGAGCGTCGAGCTCCCGCAGTCACCGGTGGGGGAGGACGTCCGCGTCGCGATCGAACGCGGAGACCTGCGCTCCACGAGCTGGCGGATGGTTGTCGCCGAGGATGAATGGCTGGGTGATGTGCGTCACATCAAGCGCATCGGCCAGCTCGCCGACGTGACCGTCACCGCTTCACCCGCTTACGGCGACGCAGCGCGCGCCGAGTACCGCAGTGAACCAGAACCTCTCAACCCGGGCGACGCCCAGGAGGCAGTTATGGGCACCGAGCCCGACACCCAGACCGCAGTCACCACCGAAGTCACCGAGGACCGCGCAGCGCCCGTCACCGGCGGCCTGCAGGTCGAGGACCGCGCGCACATCACCGTCACCGAGACACGGTCGCTCGCTGAGCAGTTCCGCTCAGCGGGGTTCCCCTCTGAGACCGCGACGATTCCGTGGCAGCAGTTCGAGGATCGCGCCGTCACATGGACCGGCAGCGTGGACCTGATCGCGAAGGCCCGTGGCAGCGCCGCCGGCCTCGGCTACGACGCCCGCTGGGCGTGGCCCGCGTTTCCGCGCGTCGCCGTCGACGAGGGCGTCACGAGCGTGGACGTGTTCACGCAGACCGCGCGTTCGCTCGCGACCGCCGCGACCGTTGTGCGCGCCATCGACGCCGTCACGAACAAGCCCGAGTCCGGGCCGACGTTGACGATCGTCACCACGCCGATGAAGCAGGTCGCGACCGTCCAGTCCGGGATTCCCAACGTGTACCTGCAGAGCACGACGTTCGGGTCGGTCATCGAGGGTGACCTGCGACTCTCGCTCAACGATGGCCTCGACAAGCTGATCTTGGACGCGATCGCCGGCTCGGGTTTCCAGGCACCCGGCACGGACCCGCTGCTCGTCAGCATCAGGAAGGCCGTTACGACGGTTCGCGCCGCCGGCTACGAACCAGACACGCTGATTCTCACCCCGGCGAACGACGAGGCCCTCGACGTCCTCGTCAGCGGCTCCAGCGGCGCAGTGAACGACTATGTGTTCCCGCCCGCCGGCAGCGCGCCCGGCACGATCTTCGGGATGGCCAAGCGCATCTCGAAGTCGATTCCCGCGCCCGCCGTCGTCGACAGCAAGGCGCTGGGCAAGCTGTACGCCAGCAGGGTGAGTCTCGCTTCCTTCGAAGAGAACGCCGGCAAGACGAACACGAGTCTCGTCAGGTTGGAGACACACGCGGTCTTCGGCACTGAGCGCCTCGGTGCCGCAGTCAGAATCGCGGCCGCGTAGTCATGGCCGCGCCGAAGAAGAAGCCACCGTAGGCGTTCACGGGGTGTCGCCGTTGTGAGCAGGAGTCCTTGGCGGTGAACGGAACCTTGCATCTGTGCGACGAGATGAAGCGGAAGCGATTGCGCTTGCTGGCGGTCTGCCCGCGAGGGC